TCCGCACGGGTATGTTGCGAATTTAAACTGCTGCCAATTTTTACACATAACTCTGGGCTTCGAAAGCAGCTCGTCACCGTGACTCTACCGAAGTGATCACGCACTGGCTGTAGAATATTTTCACAAAGTAATTTTAATTTTTCTATTTGATCTGCATTAGGATTGTTATCAATACCCAGCCTGATAGCTGTGTCTGATTTAATAAGCTCTGATAAGCTAAAGTTTCGTGAAAGTTTCATTATTCTATAATTAATTTTTTGATTGATTTAGAGCCATCTATATTATCCTCTAATTCTGCTTTACCCTTGTAGCATTTGTAGGATACGGATTCAGAAAAAGTTCTTTCAGCTGTCATTTTACCTCGTATACATTGTGCCATACCTTTATCTTGCAAACGAGCCTCTTTAATTTCTCCGTTTACAAACATTAATAAAGCTACACATTCAGCAATCATACTACCTTACCTTTGTTTTGTCCTTCTTTAATTTTATATCTGCTAGAGCCATTTGCATTTATCTCCACTTCTTTTTTTAATTCTTTTACATACTTCATCTGTTTAGCTTCTTTGTTTATGTGAGCTATGTAATCTAAAACTTTTCTAGTAATTCTTCCCGTTGCCATTTGTATATTTCATCTCTCTGTTTGCATCTTTTAGTTTTTCTATATCTTCTAAAACTTTGTCCATTTGTTTTTGTAAAAATTCTATGTTTACTTTATTTAATGCCATGCTGTCTATATGTTCAGTTAACTTACTTGTGGTTTTATAAAGATCTTCCAACATCATGTACTGTTCTGAGTCTGCGGGCAATGAACCTAGTTGTCCACGTGGCCATTTTATCCTGAATTCTGTGTTCTCTTCCAGGTCTTTTTCCATTAATTGTAATCTAGTGTCAGCTATGTTTAACCTTTCAACAATCTGAAAATAGCCCATGGTGCCGAGAGCAACGATAACGATTAAACTAGCAACCGTTTTCATAGGCATCTGCACTGCGGCTTCCTCAGATAACTTCAAAGGTTTATTACTCATCTAGTTGGAATATACCCCGGTTCTAAGAAAATAGCCAGAAGGCATAATAAAACTATTAGAATAGCTGTGAATCTGTAATCCATCCTGGCTATCTCCCATAATTATCCCCATATCCAACTTTTAACTTTGTCCCAAATTTTACAACAAAGTCTTTTACATTTTTCAATCATGTTTTTTCTCCTCAATTTCGTAAAAGAATTTATCAGTATCTTCTGTTCTCCACTGACTCGTGTCTTCTACGTTCCATTCGTTAGTCTGCACTTTCCAATCTGGTATATTATCTTTTACAGTAAAAGAAGGTATATCCCAGATACATCTATTGTTTGGTTGTGCTGCATAATTACCATCGTCTAATGCAATTATGTGTGCGCACTTGTGTTCGTGCGGGATCTCAGAATGATCAGTATCTAATATGTTACTCTCTGGATGTGCAAAGTCAACTGTAAATAAGTATTTACCTGGGTGCCATTTTTTATCTTTACCTATGTATTTTCCTGCTTGTCCTTCTAAAATATCAAAAGAATGAACAGAAGGATAATAACTAAAACAATTCCAGAGCTGAAGTTCATCAAGTCGTCTCTGTGGAACTTCTTCTGGTTTGAAACCACGTTGAATAAATGCGCTAATCGGGAGGCGATAAAATATTGCACCGTTCTCCATAATGGCATGAAACAAGATCGAACGACCTGTAATAGCGCTAAGACCAAAGATAATACAGTCTTCAACTTCTCCATGATGTTTTTGTAAATCATATAGATACTCCCTTCTAATTTGAGCGTAGGTTACTGGTATGTTTGCATTTAGATAAGCCATAAATCATTTAATAGATCCCCAATTAGGACCCGACTCGTAGTCTACCTTGTTTGGTATTCGTAAGTCAACTGCGTTTTCCATCACATCTCTTATTTTTGCAGCTTCTTCTTTATCTTTTACTGAGATATCTAGTTCATCGTGCACCTGGATATGCGGTATAATTCCTTCTTTGTATAATTCTAACATGGCTTTCTTTGTCATGTCAGCAGCTGAACCTTGTATTAATTTATTTAATGCTTTGTATGTAAAAGCTCTACGTGTAGGATTGTTATGCCAATAATTTTTTTTAAAATTACCATCACTATCTTTTAATATTTCATCTTCATCATCTTTTAAATATGGCCCCATCTTTTGTAGATCTTGCATACGTTCTTCATCTTCGGCTGGTATGTATTTACCCCAGTCCGATCCACGAAGGATAGGTTCATACTTAGGAAATCTACATCGTCTACCTAACAAAGTTTTAATCTGACCTTTTTTAGAACCTGCTTTCATAACTTCATTCATTAATTGTTTTACAAAAGGAACTTTGCTGTGATACTTATCAAATAATTCCTGAGCTTTGAATTTAGATACACCTAACTCTGCTTGTAGTTTGGCTTTTCCCATACCATAAAAAAGACCCAAATTGATCACTTTTGCTTGTGACCGTGGTATTTCTGCCATATCTGCAACGATTTTGTGAAAGTCGGTCGAAGGGTCAGTGTCATACGAATCTGCAATTGTATTTACTGAAGGCAACCCATAACGTAATGCATAGTGTGCAACAAGTCTTGGTTCCTGTTGCGAGTAGTCAAAGCAACCCCATTGACAACCTTCCTCAGGTATAAATAAACTTCTTATCATCGGACCTAAAACTTTATCACGCGCAGGTATTTGTTGTAGGTTAGGATTAGAATATGAAAAACGTCCAGTGATTGTACCACCATCATCAGATCTAATTTGATTTATCTCAGCGTGTATTCTACCTTTGTGTTCATGTTTTAATATTGTATCTATAAAAGTTGTGTTTACTTTATTAATCCTTCTTGCTTCAGCTATCTTCTGTATGGTAGGATGTTCATGATTGGAGAGAAAATTTTTAGTAAATGAAGGTTCATCAGATTTTGCAGTACGTTCGTAAGATAGGTTTAGTTTTTCAAAAACTTTGGCAATTGATCTTGCAGCCCATATCTGAGTATCTACTCCTGTTTCTTTTTTTACTTGGTGTAATAATAATTCTTCTTTTTGGCTTAATTCTGTCTTCAATTGATTGGCTGCTGTCACGTCTACCCGCACCCCTAGGTAACGCATATCAACCAAACAAGGAAAAAGATCTGTCTCGAGATTAAATATTTTTTCTAAATCATTCTCAATCATTAATTTTTTTACATGCTGCCAAAGTTTAAAAGTTAACTCTGCATCTTTTTCAGCGTATGCTCCAACTTCGTGCGCAGGTAATCGCCACATATCAGCCTTTGCATCTAGTCCTCTAGATTTTGCTGCTTCGTTTAATGCTCTTTCGTTTTTACCTTCGTTTAAAAAATGCCATGACAAAGTATTTAATGTGTATGAAAATCTATTTTCATCCAACAAAGAAGATGCAATCATTGTATCTACAACCAAACCATTTATCTTCAAACCCAAACTACGTATCCAACACACGTCATACATAGCGTTATGAAATATTTTTGTAGCAGGACATTCTAAAATATCTTTAAACCATTCAATAGTTTTTGCTCTATCCATGTTGGGTCCTTCTTGATGAGCAATAGGAAAATACCATTTATCATTATATGTAGCCACAGATATACCTATTATCTCACCATTACCAATAACCGCCCCAGATCCTTTTGATTTTAAATCTGGATCTCTAGTTTCTAAGTCAATAGCTATCTCGTCGTAAGATCTAAGATCAGGATACTCTGTAGGTTGAACCCATTCTGTTTGAGGTAAAATCATTCTAAATCGTCGAACCTTGTAGGTTCTTTCCTTTCTCTTATTACTTGTCTAATAATAAAAAATGCCATTACGGCACCTATTATTATACAACCCATGCTAAGAAAAAACATTCCTATTCCAAAACTAGGAGTCATCTTTCATATCCTTTAGTTTTTTTAATTCTAATTGACAGTAGTGTATTATCTTTTTAATATAACGTTCCCCTGAAAAAACGATAAATCATTTTTAGAAATAAACTCATATGGCTGTATGTGAAACTTTGTATAATGATTTCCACCTACTTGAGTATATTGAGGAAACACTTCATCGAATATTTTTTTGTCTGTCATAGTTGATACTCCCTTAATTTCTTTTTTGCTCTCAGTTTGTACAGATTATTTCTTGCTCTCGTAACTCCCACATACCACACTCTATGCTCTTCATCTTGTTTGTCAACACTTGATTTAATACCCTGCTGTACAGTACGACCCTGATGTAGAGATAGTATTACATTGTCCTCTTCACCACCTTTTATTGCATGAATAGTTGACAACCATATTCTTGCTTTCTCTTTTAAATTTTCTTTCGATGCAATTAAGTTTCTTAAATATAAAATTTCTTTTTGATCTGCTACAAATTTATCATACCATGGAATTTTATCGTCCCATTTACCATCAGGTATGTATTCTTTAATTGCACTCATCTCTCTATCATCCAAAGATTCTTTTTTACTCCATTTAGTATAAGCCTGAGCTGCCTCATACATACCTACCTTAAAACTTTTACCTTTATTACTTTGATAATAAAAATTTTTACTTTTTAAATCTTTCATAATATCTAACAAATTACTTTTAGTTCTTGTAAGAATTAACCATCTGCCCTGCGTTAGATCAATCTGATTAAGATCAGATATATGATGTGACTCGCCTTCATAATCTCGTGCTAAATAATTTTTGTGTTTCCTGATGCCTGATATACGGCTCACTGGTATAGCAGATTGTTCTTGAACAGCTTTAGAAATACGTCTTGATTTTTTTAATACTTTCTCTTTACCAGGTTCTTTTATAAATCTATTAACATCAGCTCCAGCCCAGGCATAGATAGCTTGGTCGTCATCCCCAGCTAAATAGATTTGATCACAGTGTTCTTTTAATTTGTCGTAAAGTTTCCATTGTAAAGGAGATAGATCTTGTGCTTCATCAATAAATATAGCTTTGAATCTAGGTATTTTATTTGATTTTATTACTTCTGTTATGATGTCATTAAAATCTACAATATTATTTTTAGCTTTGTATAGTAATGAGTTTCTGTAAATATGATTTAAAGTATCAAAGTCTATTTCTTTTTTATCATGTTCATTTAAATCAAATTCTCTTCTAATAGTTATGTCTTTGTTTATAGCTCTTTGTATCATTTGAAAATAAGGATTGTTACAAGTTAAGAAGTGTGTTTCTTCTTCGTTGTATTTATCTGTAAACGAAACTCTTATATTTAATTTTTTACCTAAGTCTTCGTAATGATAAGGTTGCATGATATCCTCTTCTTTTAATCCAAGTAAGTGATAACAAAATGCGTGTATAGTTTGAAAGTATGGAACTTCTTTTTCAGATACATTTATTCTTTTACGTGCCTCCTCTGCAGCTTTTCTTGTAAATGCAAAGTAACCTATCTTATGCAGTGGTACACCTTTACGTTGATAAGCTTTTACACGTTTAATTAATCTAAACGTTTTACCTGTACCAGGCGGTCCGTATATTTTATTGATCTTTTCCATTAACTTTCTTAAATCCATCCGCAAGAGATCCAGTCCATCCATAGTTTCCATGATGCGTGGTTTTACCATCAACTATTCCGTAAAATTTAAAACCAGATTTTCTAATTAAATTACAGAAGTTTACGTCTTCTCCCCACCATGTTCCATCTTTACTAAACGTAGTATCCCAAAAATTATAAAAATAAGAATTAGCTTTTTCAGATATTATTTCTTTTTGTTTTATCTTAAGATGTGGATTGTCTTTCATTAATTTTTCATAAACCTTTCTGTGTATTAATGTTAAACCTGCAGGGCCAGCTTTTAATTCTACAATACCTTTTTCATCCACATGGATGTCTGTTGGATTCTCAAACTCTACAGAAAACTTAACCACATTGTCTTGTGTTTTTTTTCTGTAAGGTACACAGATAGCATCTCTTTGCGCTATTATCATACGACCAACAACATCAGGTTCAAATTCTAAATCT